TATCAATTCCGTTGGTCAGGTACTACTTGGGTACAGATCGTTTCTGGTGGATTAATTATCGGTGAAATCACTGGTACTGCCTTTGATGGTGCTAAAGGTAAAGCTCTTGAGGCCGTAGCTAACGGGTTACCAATAAATTCTGTATCATCATTGGCTAGATTTGAGGCTAATGGTAATAATGTAAACTTACTTTACGATTCAGCTTCTAAAGGTAATGGTAATATCTATAAGGCTAATCCATCTTCTTCTATTAGTATACCAGCAGTTACTACTACTAAGGCCGGTGTTATGACTGCCGCAGATAAGGTAAAACTTGATACTACCTTACCAAAACAAATCTCAGATGAGGTTGCTGCAAGAACGGCTGCCGATGAGGCAATCAGGGGAGAATTGGCTGATGATATTGCTCAAGAGGTATTGGATAGAGATGCTGCTATTAAAGTTGCTAAAGATGCACTCCAGGCAAGTATCACTAAGGAAGTTACAGACCGTACCAATGCAGATGCTACTCTGAAGACTACTCTGGAAAAAGCTATTGCTGATGCTAAGACAGAACTGGAAACAGCAGATACTACTCTCCAGAATAATATCACTAAAGAAGTCAATGACAGAAAAGGTGAGATTACCCGAATAGAAGGATTAATTTCAGATGAAGCTGCCACAAGAGCTCAGGCAGATACTACTGTAAATGCCAAAGTAGATTCTCATATCGGTAATAAATCTAATCCTCATGGAGTAACTAAAGCTCAAGTGGGATTGGGTAATGTTAACAATACATCAGATGCAGATAAACCAGTATCTACTGCTCAAGCTACGGCTATTGCAGATGCCAAGGCTGCAGGTACCAATGCTCAAACCAATCTTACTACTCACATGCAGAACATGAGTAATCCTCATGGAGTAACAAGAGACCAGTTGGGATTGGGTACTACTGCTGAGATTATCTTTAAGAAGGTATCTGCTCCTTCTGGTTTATGGAAAGAATCTGACGAAAGACTTAAGACTTTCATTAAACCATTGGAACATACTCTCGATGAAATCTGCTCTATACCTACGGATTCATTTATGATTCGAGGTAATCATGATATAGGTACAATTGCTCAGACAATCGAAAAACATTTCCCAGAATTAGTTTCTGAGAATACGGTTAAACCTGAAACAGTCCCTAATCCGGATGCCTTTGAAAAGGTAGAAAAGGATGGAGAAACCTATATCCTGGTTAAAGAGGTAGATTATTCTAAGATGTCAGTATTGGCAATCGAAGGTATCAAACTTCTGAAAGCCGAGATTGATGAATTAAGAGAAAAACTTTTGTTCACAAACTTAGATTAATATGGGTGAGATAGCAACATGGAGTGCTGTCAAAACTAAAGTAGGCCTTGGTAAGGATTCAAATGAATGCCCTACCAAGGCTGAATTGTTGGCACTCTCTCCTACAGGAACAGGAGAAAATTACGTTGGCTTGGAATTAACCAATGCCAGTTCCTACGGAAACAATGAAACTGTACAACTCTCGGATATTCATAAGGTAACTTATAAGTATGTATTTACCGTTGAAAATCCAACTTTAACCTTTACTCCTGCAGGTGGAGTACCTACTCCCTCAAGTGCAAATATAGCATCTACCCGGGAGAAAGTATTAGATGGAGTAGCTACTGGTATTATTGAACATCGGGGTTATGGTTATCCTGCTTTACCAGCTTGGCTTACATTAATTGTAGATTTAGGTTATAGAGCTACGGAAAACACGGATACTTCGGAGAGAGAGTTTACTCATACTTTAACTCAGCAGGATTCGGGTAAACAGTTAACCATTACTCTTACTCAAGCTGCAGGAGTTGAAACTTGGGAATATACCTTTTCAGTTCAGAACCCTAATTTAAGTTATTCGGCTTTAGGAGGTTCTGCAACTCCCGAAATAGCAGGGTATAATTCCTTTAAGCAAAGGTATATAAATGGTAAACCAGTAGGTACTCAGGTATATGTAGGTTTTTCATCTCCTGCTTTACCAGCTTGGATATTTATGGATGACGAGAATCACTATACTGCTTTAGAGAATAAATCAGAAAACTCTCGTTCTCAAGTATTTACCAGTACTCAGAATGAATCTGGTAAAAAAGTAACAGTAACCTTTACTCAAGCAGCAGGAGTAAAAACCTATGGTACACCTACTGTATATTTAGGAAGCATTGCAGATATCCCTGCATCAGGAGGAACTGCAGCTACCCCTACTTATACCTATTCTCAACTTTGGGGATGGAATGGTAAAACCAATGATGGTGGTACTATAAGTTCTGGAGCTTCAGTAGTATGGTCTGAGAATATCTCAGGTTCTAATCTTGGTACAACTACAAAGGCAAGAACTAAATTGGGAAGCCGTACATTAACCGTTACTCTTAATGGTAAATCTGGTAGTGCCTCAATCGATATATATCAGGCAGAGAATAAGATTACCAATACTAGTCAAGGTACATGGGTAGTTTCCATTTCTGCAAACCCAAGTACCTTTACCGAACAAGGTGGTACATCACAAATCTCTGCAAGTGCAAGGGCACCAAGAACTAATCATTGGTCTTCAGGTGCAACTAATGCAGCATCAGATGCTATTGGTACTCCTACACTTAGTATACCTACGGCTAGTACAGGATTTAGTTTATCTGGTACTACTTTGACCGTTGCAGAAAACACAACTGCAAATCAAAGGAGTGTAGTAGTAAGGGCAACTATGGACACTGTCTATAAAGAAGTTACGGTAACTCAAAGTTCATATCTAGTAGAATGGAGATATACATTAACTACTTCTACTCCAACGTTAAACTTTGATGCCCTTGGTACAACTAAATCTGGGACAATTAGTAGTTATCGTGAAAAATATATTAATGGTTCTTTAGTAGAAGGTTCACATGAAGGTGTTAATATCCAAGTTAAATCCACTTCTGCTGAAATACAAAGTGCTACTGCTGCTGTGGCTATTACCATGAAAGAGAATACCACAACCCAAGCAAGAACTGGTACTGTAGTATATGAGCAGGTGGGTTCAGGCAAAACCGTAACCATTACTTGTAGTCAGGCCGCAGGTACTGTATCTACAAGGGACGTACTTGAGGTAGTAGATAATTTTGGTGATTCACCTGCTGTAGGAGGAAGTATTTTTGGTTTGGTTAAGTCGGGATATTATGATGTAATTAATGGTAAGGATTCTACTTGGCATAATGTTACACCAACTCTAAAATCCAAATCTTCATACATTACCAATGTAGAAATTACCAAAGCTTCTGGAGATGGTTATAATATAGGAATTACTCTGTCTGAAAATACTTCTGAATCTTCTCGTAGAGCAAGTCTTACTTTAACCTATGGTGGCAAGGAAGCAAATATGGCAACTACTCAAGCAGGTGCTAGTGTTGCTTGGTCTTATGAACTAAAGGTAAATAACGGTACTCAAGATTTAAATCAACAAGTGCCTGCTAAGCCTAGTGGTACTTACTCTTTTACCATAAGTAGTAAAAGGTATAAGATTGTTAACGGTTCTGTTACAAGTCAAAGTGAAGATACTACTTGGACTACGTCTATACCGGGTTCTCCAAGTTGGATTCATGTAGAAGAGCAATCTAATACACTCATAGTAACCGTAGATGAGAATACAACTACTAGTCAAAGAAGTGCAGATATCGTTATATTTCAAACTGGTAGTAGTGATACTTCGATAACTTTGACAGTTGAACAACAAGCTGCAAGTATTACTACTAGGAGTTATATCAATTATGTAGAACCAATTCCAGATGGAATGTTTTCGGCTTTAGCTCAGAGTATAACTGTTACACTTCAATCTTATAGGGAAACCTTAATCAATGGTAAAGTAACGAGTAAAGTTGCTGTTCAACCTGATTTTGATTTGGATTCTACCGTTACCGATTGGGCTTCTGTAGATTTAATTGGTGGTAATCCTACCAATTATGAATATGATTTTAAGGTTTCTGTAAAAGAAAATACTACTAATCAAACTCGGTCTGGTAGTGTAATGTTTTATAATGGTACTGCTGAAGTAGAAAATGGTTGGGCATTTACCCAAGATGCTGCAACAATCTCTACACGGTATGAAATATCTTGGACTGCAAACTATAGTAATGGTACAGTAGAAGAAAACGTAACAGAAGTTGAATTAGAAGGTACTACGGGTATGGAAAATTCTGTAAGGATGGATTTACACATACTAGAATATACTTCTATCAATGGAGTAGAGGGTACTCCTACTTCTTGGGATTCTAGAGCCATAGCTGAAAACAACTCGGCAATAGTTTCACCCAGTGGTCAGGTATCTGCTACTCTACAATCGGATTCTGAAAATGCTTTTATAGGTATTACTAATTCTGTACAGAACTTAGCCGAATACTCTCGTACTCATATCATAACTTTATATAACCCTAAAGTTGTAATTAATGGTAAAGAGGTAGGGACAGTACCCACTATTACCCTACTAGTAAACCCAATACCATATACTAGAGTTTTTGAATTTGGTTGGAAACAAGAAGGAAGTACCATTACTAATATTACTCTAGAGGGTGATATCTATGGTAGTAGTGCAGGTAGTAGGGATATTATATCTTATGTAAGTCTACGAAGGAATAACGTAGAGTTTACCAAGAAGTACGTCAAACCTACACTCATACCACCTTCTGAAGATTGGTTGCAGGTTATTGATAATGGACAGAACTCAGATAACTCCTATAATTGGGCTTTCAGGGCACTAACCAATAACGAAGGAGATTCTGCAAGAAATCTGCAAGTTAGATTTGAACAACCTGGTAACGTTAATCAATCTTTATATGCTTATGTTAGCCAAGACCCCATGGATGAAGGTTATTTAGTGGGAAGGGTAAATAATAATGGACCTAGAGCTATCAGATTAAACACTGTTAAGGATGATCAATTTTCAGGGAATATTGAGGTTCAAGCAGGTAATTTCCATGGCTTAGGTACTTTAGCTCAAGATGCCATTACTATTGAAGTTAATGTATCTGTAGCAGGTACAGATAGTAGTACTTATACTCAACAAGTAGAATTAAGTAACTTAAGATTTAGTGAAAGCGGTAGACCTGTAACTGTCAGTAATGACCCAAATCGAAATACTGATTATGAATATTCATGGGAATTATGTTCTAATGCCAATGTTCCTGCTAGTTTTACAGTAAATATCAGTATGCTATCAAGTGATGGAGATAATGATGATGGTATTCGTTTAGATATAATAAAAAAGAATACTGCTGTTTTCCCCATTGGGACTTTAATTGGTGATTTAATTTTAACTCCTAAAGACCCGACTAAGTTACCTACATTACTTTGTGCTGTGTATCATAGATATTTCAATTAATCCTTGATAATACGATACTATAGTATTATTAATGTATATGGCCATATACGAATAACTTTAAAAATCAAATTTATGTTTAACAACCTAAAACTCAAAAACTGTGGGAGTAGAAGTTAAATCTGGTGGTGAGGGCGTAATCGTCGCTGACCGCGGTTGTAATGATGGTTGCTGTTGTAATGGACACAATTCAGGCTGGGGCTCCGGTTGGGGTGCAGTCGGTGGTGCATTGGTAGGTGGTGGCTTTGGTGCTGCTGCAGTGTCTGTATGGGACAAAATCAATGACACTAAAGCTGATATTCAGAAAGTAGAGTCTACTGTTCAGGAAGCAAAGGCAGGTATCTATAAAGATATTTCTGATGCTGCCAGAGGAGTAACTCAGGAAATCAGCGGAGTTGCAAAAGATGTTGCTGGTGTTGGTAGAGAAATCCTTAACAATCGTTTCACAACGGAAAGAGGACTTTGTGATTTGGGATACAAAACCAATTCCGATATCCGGGATTCTCGTGACCAAATGGGAGCAGGCTTCAATCGTGTTATGGACCGTCTTTGCCATATGGAACATGAACAACAGAATTGCTGCTGCGAAACTAAAGGTTTGATTAAAGAAGTGAAGTCCGAATTGGCTCTTCAACTTGAACGTTGCTGCTGTGACCTCAAGAATGGCCAACAGGAAATCAAGTGTCTTATCGAGAACACTGCTAAAGACCAGGAAATTGCCCGTCTCAACAGAGTAGTAGATGCTCAGAGAGACCAGAACATTATCCAGTCAGTAGTTGCAGCTCTTAAGACTATATCCACAACCCCGGCTTAATAATGACCGTCGTCATTACGTAAGCCAGATTAGGAAGGAGTGCATCTTACATAGGTGTACTCCTTTTTTCGTTTATACCCACCTAAAGATAAAACGATATGGAAAGTGAAGAGATTAAGAAAGAACCAACCAATGGAAATCAACTAAAAGATTTTACTATTCAACTTACATTGCCTGCTCCCAATGCAGAGATAGCAAAGGAAGTAGCAAATAAAGCACAGTCACTCATTGACCAATTTGGATACTATCAATTCTTAAACCTGGTAGACTTTATGCAAAGGAATCCAGGTGCAGTATCATTTGGTTTAAACTTAATTAATAAAAGATGAACATGGAAGATTTGATTTTTTCTAAATTGCAGAAAGGTGATACCATATACACCTTAGAGAGAGACAGACGTTCTGGGTATCCAATCTTTGATAAGGCCCAAGTATTAAAAGTAGGTGAAAGCAAACCTAGAGCCACTGGCCCAGATGGAAGCTTTGCCGCAAATACAGAAATCGTTATTCAAGATTCTGTATCCTCTTTGACAATATACCTTCCTACAGATGCTGCAGAAGGTATTTATAATAATGTTTATTACACTACCGACTTACGCAATATCGTAAACGAAGTAAATATCCAAAGGACTACTGCTGTAAATATTCTCAATAACCGAGAGAAATATGAGGCAGTAGTTACTGAATGTGATAATATCTTTCATACAATCGAGGGTATGCTAACTCCTCAACAACAACCAGCTCCGGCTTATAAGCAAGAAGAGTTCGAGGCTTTTAAAACCGAAGTAGCAGAGAAGTTATCCATGCAACAAGATATTCTTATGAAGATTGCCAGTGAGTTGGGATTAAATAAGAATAAAGATGGCAAGCAGAAAGGTTAACATAAACCTCTCGAATAATCTATGTGATATTCAGATTTATGTAGACCCTGTTAAACAACGTCAGGCTGAGAGGTTGATTGCCAAGACTCCAAGTATCATGAAGCTCGGATACGAGTTAGGTACTAGAAAGTTTGGCAATCAACTTCTTCGTATAGTAAGGCGTAGTTTAAATAATGGTCTACCTCCACCTGGTTCCAAAGTTTCTTGGCCTCCTCATGCTACTGCTACTCTTAAGAAGTATGGAGCACATACATTATTAAACCTTACTGGTCAATATGCAAGGTCAGTTACAATGGTAACTCAGAAAGATAGAACCTTTGTTGGTCTTCCTCCAGGATTAAGGAAGATAACATACTCTGGTAGAACTTCTCGAAAAACACTTAATCAAATTGCTATCATGTTGGAATATGGTAGTAGAGATGGTAATCTTCCACCACGTCCTTTATGGCAACCAGCTTTCGAAGCTGCAGGTGGAAACAAGGTTTTAGAGAAAGAGATACGAAATCAATTAAGAAAAGAACTCAGAAAATATACAAAGTAATGGCAGATTTTGAAGCAGATAAAACATCTGGTACTGGTCCTGCACTCGTAATGGTACATCCGTTAAAAGTGAATGATACAGAAGCAGATAAAAAAGCCATCCTTACCATTACAGTTAATGGAGTACCTAAGACTGTAAATCTTATTCAAAAGAAAGGCAGCCTTAACTACGAATACAAGTTAGAAGTAGATAAGGAAGCCATAAACATATTGGGTAAGGGTGGCTCTGATACTTTGGCAATCACTTCTCAACGTAGAGAAATGATTAATGGTACACCCCAAGGAGATTGGGAAAATGTAGAGGTTACGGCAGGATTCCTAGAAGAACCACCATTTACTGCTGGACTAAGATTTACAGATAATGAAGAAAAGACTCTAGAGGTATCCATTACTTCTAAGAATACTACTGAACAACTTCTTAGTGGAACTCTAACTATCAAGCAAGTGGGTGGTTTAACTAAAACTGTAACGGTAACTCAGACAGCTGGAGAAATATCTTATAGATATCGTGTAGACCCTCCCAATATTAATCTGAGTGTACCTAAAGACCAAGGTCCTAATGCTTGGGAAGGTTCAGCAGGTTTTACCATGACTGGTTATAGAGCTAAGCTAATCGAAGGAACCCAAGTTTCAGAGGAGCTTATGGGATTTAAAATACCTTCAATTGGTGAAACTAAAAGTTCAAACAATGGTGGTAGTGGTATTAATACCTATACATGGTTTAGTAACTATGGTAGTATAGCTAATACTTACCAGGGTAGTTTTAGTGCTACCTGTCATATGAGGAAAGATGCAGATATCTTTTTCAAGGCTACAGCCATAAATTGGGAATGCGTATTTAGTGATGGTGGTACTTATACTATGAGTACCCTGCTAATGATTCAACTTATATAATATGGTAAATACAGAAGAAATCGTAGAAAGAACCTTTTATATTTGCCTATTACAAACAGCACTTAAGAAAGGTTTAACTCTTAACCCCGAAGATTACTTACCTTTATCACAGGAGAATGAAAAGAGATTCCAGGCAGATAAAGATGCTATGCCTAAATTCATTCCTATATTTGGTATAGGTAATAATCAGGTTAAGGGTGCAAAGACATGCCCTAGAATTACCATTGAACTGCAAGGATTCTATAATGGTGATATAGGTGTTAACAAATATATCATTGGTGATAAGCTAGAAGGTGGGAATTACCAAGCATCTGAATTCTCCTATGAAACAAAGGATATAACTCTAGATATTCACCTGGTATCTAATACTCAAGCCGATATGAGGTTACTTCATAGTATTATGTATGAAGCATTACCTTCTCGAGGATACGTAAGACCTTATTATAATAACTTAGAAGAATGGGAAGATGGTCGGGTAGCACCAACAGGAAACTTATTTATAGAGATAGGTAATTACTATGACCACCCAGATGAGAGTCATGGTCTACTTGAAAAAGTATATCAGTACACTTGTAAGGATGGGATTTTACCCGAGAAGCTTGCTGAAGAAGGTGAACTTGTACCAATTCAAGACATCTCAGTATTGATTGGACTAACCGAAAAGCAAGAATCAGATTTACTTAACCTTAACGTAAAATAGCTCAATACTAGAGGGTATTAAATAAATGAGTAATTAACTTAATTAGTATAAATATGCCTAATTCACCATCTGTAAATTTCGAGTTTAAGAACGAAAATGTTCTTCAAACTACTCCTATGTTAGGAGTTTCATGTGTATTGGCTAGAACTACTAAAGGTCCTTATGATGACCCGTCAGAACTCATCCAATCTTTCTCTCAATTCCAAAGAGTCTTTGGTTCTGAGATAGTACCAGATGGTTCTGTATCAAACATCGAAAAGGCTTTCAATGGTGGTTCTAAGCTTCGTATTATTCGTGTACTTGGTAAGGGTGCAACCAAAGGTGTAGTATCTGCTGCAACAAGAGCTAAAGCTGCATCTGCTCCTAAGGCTGCTGAAGACGGTTCTCCGGTAGTAGCTTCTGCAACTCCAGAGGAACCCACGGCTTCTACTCTTTTCAAGTTTACTTCTGGTTCAGTTGCTGTTGGCTTTGGTTTGGTAACTAAAGGATATGGAGACCCAGTTGGTAGTGCTGAAACTTTCTCTGTGAATATTTACAAACAGGCTAACACGGTTTACTATCAAGTAATTAGTGCTAATGGCCAGGTACTTGAACAAGGTCCAGTAGTAACCTACAAAACTGCAGATGATAACAATGATACTTCTGTAGATTACCTTGCTCTGAGTGCATTTGCAAAGAACTCAGAATACATCGTTCCGGTATTAACCGAAAAGACAGAGAACATTAAATCTTGGAACAACTTCATCAAATGGTTAACTGATGATGTAGATGGGACAAGAAACCCAATTGATATTAAACTCAATGGTGCTGCTATCACTGCCGATGGAGTAAAATTGAATGGTACAATTGGTAGTGCCGGTAGTACTCCTACGGCAGACGAATGGATTGCTTCTCTGGAATTCGTTAAGGATTATGTAGATGTATATCAAATCTTCTGTTCACACATTGACCAACATCTTGAAGCCTCTGCTGATGTACTTAAAGTACACAAGGCTGCAGTAGATATGGTTAAAGAACTGCAAGAATATACCTACTACATTGAAGTACCAAAATATACTACTCACTATACTCAGGGTGACCAACCAAGAGACTTGAAATCAATCATCACTTGGATTCAGACTTGCCTTGGTACTGTAGGTAACAGTAAGTATGTTGCTTACTTTGGTGGTGGTATTAAATACTATAATGCCGACGGTAACTTGGTAGATTCAGATGTTCTTGGTACCATTGCAGGATTAGGAGATGCTTCTGCTTCTCAGTTTGGACCTTGGAAATCATTTGCTGGTATGAATCGGGGCATTATCTATGATGGTAATGGTCCAGTATGCCCAAATTATGGTTCTCCTTCAAGAACTAAGGAACTCAATGAGTTAGCACAGAATTATGCAAATATAATCTGTATCAAAGATGTTCCTAACCAAGGTAAACAAACTTTGCTGTGGCATTGTTTTTCTTCTCAGGTAAAACAGGATTCAG